GGCAAGTCGTCCGCGTCGATCCCCAGCTCGCGGAAACTCTTGGTGACCGGGACGATCGAGCTCCGGCAGTTCGGATGCGCCGGCGGGAGCGGGCCCTTGCCGAGCTCGAAGACACGGCCGTCGAGGGATCGGCATTGCGACGAGGTGCGAGCGTCGAGGGTCGCGCTCCAGGCGTAGCCCTTGAGGACGTCGGCGTTCGCCATGAGCGTCTCCATGCGGGCCTGCGTGGCCACGTGCTGCACGGCCGTGCGCACCACCGTCGCGGCGGCGCGCCGGTTGATGGCCAGGATCCCGTCCTGGAACCGCCGCGCCTGAGTGCCGCGGATGTCGCGGATGATCTGGTCCGTCGTGCGTCCTTCGAAGGCGCCGCGACGGATGGCGCCGATCACGCGCTCGCGGTCATTCTCAGCCCATCGTGAGACGAAGGCCTCAAGCAGCAGGCCGCCACCCGCGCCCCGAGCGCCCAGGGGCGCGGCGAACACCGCGGCATGGAGTTGCGCCGGCGGTGGCACCGTCGGCTGGAAAAGCGGCAGGCCGGCCAGGGAGCGCGCCTCGAGGTCGGCCTCGTGCGTCGCCAGTTCGCGCAGGCGGTCGAGCAGGTCGCGCTGGTACGGCCGCTGGATAGCCTCCATGAGGGTGCCGACCTCGGTCAGCAGGCCTTCGATCCGATCCCGCTGGAAAGCAGTCCCGGCGCGGCCCAGGCGCTCCCTGAGCGCCCGGTCGATGTCGCGGAGGAACGCGTCCAGCCGCCGGAGCTCCTCGGCCTTGTAGCGTTCGAGGAACACCTGCCGGCGCGTCACCTGGTCATGGAGCGATGCGGCCATGTCACGCTGCGTCCAGGTCCAGCGCCGGGCCCTGCGCGTCGATCTCGGCGCGCAGCTGGTCGTCGGTCTTGCCCTGGTCGACGACACCAAGCCGGCGCAGGGTCGCCCAGGCGTCGGACTGCGGCACCAGCCCGGCCTGCCACGCCGCCACGGTCTCGCGGATCGCGTTGGCATCCAGCATGAGGTCGTTGAACCGGGTGTCGATCGCGAAGTCGACCTGGTCCGGCGAGTAGGGGTTCAACATGCGGGCGACCGATCCCAGCGCGGCGCGGTAGGCCTCGCTCAGGTTGTCGCACACGTTCGACAGCACCGAATAGGCCGCCTTGGTCTCCGACGCGCTCTGCGTCGCCGTCATGGGCGCGGCGGTCGGCGCCAGCAGGCGCGCGCCCATCATGGCCATCATGCGCTCCTTGTCCTGCATGGCTTCCTTGGCCAGCGTGTTCGGCTGCACCTGCAGGAACTTCGCGTCGCCTCCGGTAGGCAACGCCAGCGGCGCGCGAGAGCCCACGTACACCGCGCCCCTCTCCTTGACCCATTCATCCGTCACGCCGGTGATCGCCAGCATCGGCTGGCCCATGAGGAAGGCGCTCTCTTCGTAGTCGGCGGAGTTGCGGTAGTGCGCGAGGTTCAGGTCGGACAGGTCCAGGAGGGGCGGCGTGTCCGGCCACGGGTCATTGTTCTCCGCGCCGATGAAGTGGAAGGTGATCGACGGCAGCGAGGTCTTGTAGGTCGCCACCTTGATGAACTTGCCCTTGTCGGAGAACTGGCGCCAGATGTGCACCACCTGCTTGCCGCCCTCCATGACCAGCTCGCGCAACTGCGGGATGTACTCGACTTCCCCGCCTTCGTACTTGGCGTGCGTTTCCTGCAGCACCAGGCGCGTGAGGCGGTCGCCCTGGACTTCCCACGTCAGGATGCGCTCGGCCGCGTAGTAGTTCAGCGTCACGCGCCAGCCTTCGGCCTCGGCTTCGGCCTGCGTGCGCGGACGGAGCTGCTCCGTCTCGTCGCGACTACTGCAGTCGGCCAGTAGGCCACCGCGGCCGGTCTGCAGGACGTCGGCCAGTGCCGACTGCGCCTGGTTGACCAGGCCCACGCCAGAGCCGTTCACGTCGTCAGCCAGGTACTCGGCACCCCTCGGCAACACGAATCGCGGCCAGTTCGAGAACGCCACGCCGACCAGCCCCTGCAGGGTGCGGCCAGTGGCATTGAGGTAGACCGCGCGATGCAGGTAGCTCTGGTAGCGCCGGCGCCCCTCGGTGCTGTTCGGGTCTTCGCTCGGGTTCGGGAGGTACGCTTCGCCGCGTGCCTTGACGGCGTGCGAACCGGCGCACGTGTCGCGAACCTGCTGCCAGAGCGGCAGCATGCGTACGTATTCGGGATGCTTGTAATCGGTCGTGCTCATGCTGCCCACCTGATCGGGAAATTGGTCACCGGCGTCGGGCGCAGCGCCCCGAACACCGCATAGGAGAGTGCGAGTACCAGGTCGTCGTGCTGGCCTTCGCGCGCGTTGAAGGTCAGGTGCCCGGACGCGTTCTGGCGGCTGCGGAACTCCTTGAGCTCGCGCACCAGCGTCGCGGCGTGCGGGATCCGGCTTCCGATGCGAAGGCGCCCGGTCTGCATCTCGATCTGCAGAGCGCTCACCAGCTCAAGCTTGCCGACGTTCCATCCATCGGGGGTCTGCTTGGCCGGGCCCGTCGAGCCGGTGATCTTGATGCCGTGCATGTTGCGGATGCCGGCCTGCTTGAGCATCTGGTACGGACCAAGTCCGACACCCGTCGCGTCGAGGTACACCGCGCAGCCGCGCAGCTGCGGCCGCAGCAGGACGTCGCGGAGGATCTCGACCTGGGCGGGGTATGGCACACCCAGCGGGATGCGATCAGCCCAGACCAGGTCGAGCCGCGTCGGCGTTTCCCGAGCCTCCTTCTTGGCGCGCTCGTGCCAGCCTTCATGCAGGTTTTCGAGGTCTGCGACGGCGCGATGCCGTTCGATCACCGCGTAAGCCGTCGAGTCGGCGACTTGGCCGATGTCGATGCCGGTGAAGTAGTCGACCTTGGTCACGGTCAAGCTCATGCGGCCTCCAGCAAGCAGTCGCGCTCGAACAGCGGCACGATGTCGTCGCACAGCGCCGCCTCGATCGTCTCCGTCGAGTAGAACTGCAGGTCCGTGTCCAGGAACTCGAGCAGGAACTCCTGCCGGAACTGGTTCGGGGTCATGATGGATTTCTGCCGCTCGATCTCGGCCGGCGTGAGGCGCGGCAACTTGTCGATGGACACCGTGAGGCGGGTCCATGCCGGGTCGCCGGACTTCCAGGCATCTCGCCACCAGCCGCGGTCGCCATTGGGCGTGGAGGGACAAATCAACTGCCCGCCGGTGGCGGATAGCATGGGCGTGACCTTCCCCAGTACGTCGTCGCCGGTGAAGGCGGCCTCGTCGATCAGCGCCAGCTTCGCCGAGTACCCGCGGATCGAATCGACCGTCGAGGGAAGCGCCAGAACGCGCGATCCGTTGCCGAACTTGAGCACGTTGTCGGACCGCGCGACGGGCGGCAGATCGCCGAGCTCGCTCAGGATGGCGTGCGCCTTGAAGGCTTTCTCCCAGACCTCCATGGCCTGCGCTTCCTTCTCGCCGGCGAGGATCACCACGTCGCCCGGGTCGAAGCAGGCCTGGTGCAGCACCTTGATGGCGCAGGTCTGCGACTTGCCCGACTGGCGCGGCCAGCACACCAGCACCTGCGGGGCATCGCACTGCAACAGCTCGACCTGGTGCGGGTCGGGCTCGAAGCCAGCGTCCCGCATCATCTGCACCGGGTCGTACTTTCATTCCTTGGCCTTGAGGTAGCGACGCTCGGCCTCGTTACGCATGGGTGGCCTCCCCATCGATCGGCGCGCTCAGCTGGCGCAGCTCGGCAGCAAACATGCGGCGCGCGTCAGGCAGGGTCTGCGCCGTGTCGAGGATCTTGTCGAAGATGCGGAACAGCGCCTCGCCATTCGACAGCACCACGTTGTTGTTCACCGTGCGCGCGCCCTTGGGGTACAGGTTCGCCCACTTGGCCTGCTCGATCTGGGCCTTGATCTGCAGATTCCGGTAGGTGGCGCCGTTGCGGAAGTCGCCGAGCTTCTCGCACCGCTCGGCCATCTCCTCGCACTTCACCGCCACGCGGGCCATGCCGATGACCGCCCGTTCGCCGCCGGTGGCGACAAGGCGCTCGATGTCGGCGTCGAGTTCCGACGGGGCAAGGCCGCGCAGCACCGCGATGCGTTCCGGCGGGAGGTGTCTGCGCTTGTAGTCGTCGAGCGTCTTGCGCGGGAAGCCCCACTTGCGCGCCACCGCGGCCACGCTGCGCGACGAGGCCAGCTCGGCGTCGATGATCTCCCGGTCGGGATGATCGAGGATTCGGCTGCGAGGCCCGCCCATCAGCTCGCCTCCCGCAGTCCGAACCGGCCCTTGATCGCCGCGGCCGTCCCGATCGGGTCCCGTGCTATCCTGCAAAGCATGGATCGCGAAGAACTCATTGCCAGCGGCGAACGCATCGCGCTGACCATCTTGGTTGGACAGGCCCTCGCCCTGAGTGTGCGAGACCACGAGGACCCCAGGAGCGCGCTGCGCGAGGTGCTGCTCGAACTGGAGCAAAGCCTAGCCCGCGCAGTCTCGGCGCTGTCAGACGCGCTTGGAGAGGAGCAGATGGAAGTATTGTCGGACGCTGGGCAGCGGGTCATTTTGGATACTGCTCGCATTGCTGATTCGTTTCTGGATGGCATCGGGGCTAAGCCAGCCTCTTAGATGACTTCCCGCCAGCCAAAGCGCGACTTTCCAGCCGCGGCCAATGCGCCACCTTCGGCCAGACTCTGCGCCATTCGGCGCTCGACGGCTTTGAAGAAGATCTCCATGTCGAAACCGCCGGATCCGTTCGGCTTGATCTTCGTTTCCGGCTGACTCGGTGCGCCGTGCACTGTCAGGTTCACGACAGGCCTGCCACCCGCCGCCCCGCCCACCGGATACACCCGCCCCGACTGGCCGGGCACGAACAGCTCGGGCTTGCCGCCCTCGCCGACCAGGTACGCCTGGCCGGCCATCACCGGCCCGCCGGCCGCGCGGGCGCCCGACCAGCCCTTGCCGAACCCCTGCAGGAATCCCGACCAGCCGCCACCGCCCGCCATGCCGGCGAAGCCGGACAGCAGGCCCTCGAACAGCTTGTCGGCCGCGCGCGCCTTGAGGATGTCGAAGAACCGGTTGAGCGCGTCCGTGGCCCGGGCGCTGTCGGTGACGATCGTCCTGAACAGGTCCTTGGCACCGTCGCGCAGGAGCTGCATGTCCGCCTCGGCCTCGCGGCCCTCGCGGCCCTCTTTCAGCAGCCGGCGGATGGCCTCGCGCTGCTCCTCCGTGGCGCCGGCGCCGGCCAGGCGCGCGGCAATCAGCCGCTCCTGTTCCTCGACCGACTTGCCAATCAGGCTGTTCTCGAACTCCATCTGGGCGATGAGGTCCTCCACCGCTTTGGAGGCCCGCTCGGCGGCGTCCTGGCGCTGCTGGTCGCGCCGGATGTCCTCCTGCGCGACCTCCGCCCACACCTTCTCGATGTCGGCCATCTCCTCCTGCCAGTCGCGCCACTGCGCGGCCTCGCGCAGGATCGCCGCCTGCTCATCATTGATACCCTTGAGCGCGCCGTGCTGGATCTCGTAGTTGAGGCGCGCCAGCTCGGTGTTCTGGCCGTGGAGCGCGTTGGCCTGCCTGAGCTGCTCCAGGTATCTCTCGTAGCTGTCCTGCAGCCGGTTGAGCTCGCGCTGCTCCTCGGTCAGCTTGGCCTTCTTGTCGCTGCCACCCAGCGACGCCGGGATCAGGGACGCGCTCGGCGCGGGCGCGTCGGGCACCGTGACCGTCGGCCGGGGGGTGTTGTAGAAGTCGGCGATGGCCTTGCGCAGGTCGTTCAGCCGGGCCCGCAGAATTTCCAGCTCCCGCTCGGCATTGTCGACCATGTTGCCGCCCGCGCGCCCGAGCGTCGGGTCCCGCCCGACGGCGTAGGGGTCGGCCCTGCCGAGGCCAGACAGCGCCCGGCCAACGCGCCCCTTGGACAGGAACGCGCCCAGCTCGTCGATGCGCGCCTGGATGCGCTCGGCCTCCTGCTCCATGCGCACCGGGTCGTCGAACGAGGCGCCGTGGCGGCGCGCGGCGAACTCCTCGCCCCAGAAGCGGGTAACCTCCGCGCTCTTGGCGAGGAACTCGGCCAGTTTCGACGTGGCCGTCACCACCCCGCCCACGAAGGTCTGGAAGCCGTCGCGCACCGCCGGCGACTCCAGCGTGCGGGCAAGCTGCTGGATGGACTCGGCCAGGCCGGCACTGGCCCCGGCCGCCCCGTCCGCCGAGCCCACCAGCTGCATGAGCGCGTTGCGCACCTCCTGCGTGGCGCGGGAGACGGTCAGCGGCATCTGCCGGAACTCGGCGCCGATCTTGTCGGAGGCGTTGAGCATCGCCGCTGCGAACTGCTCGGAGCTGATCTTGCCCTCGTTGACCAGCTTGCGGACTTCGCCGAAGCTGACGCCGAAGTGGTCGGCCAGCGCCTGCACGATGCGCGGGCTGGACTCGATGATGCTGTTGAACTCTTCCGCGCGCACGGTGCCGCCGGCCAGCGCCTGCGTCAGCTGGCGGATGCCGCCGGCCGCCTCCTGCGAGGTGGCACCGGACACGATGAAGGCCTGCGTGACCGTTTCGGTCAGCTGCGCCACCTGCGCCTGCGACAGGCCCAGCTGGGCGGACGACTGCGCCAGGCGGCCGTAGAGGTTGACCACGCCCTCCAGCTCGGTGCCGGCGCTCTGGGCGATGCGGAACGTGGCCTCCTGCGCGGCGGTGAACTCCTCCTGCGACTTGGTGGCCAGCCGCAGCCGGGCGGCCATGTTGGCCGAGGCGTCGGCCGCGTCGAGGTAGGCGCGGGTGACGCGGGCAACCGCCGCAGCGGTGAACACGCCGGCCAGCACGCGGGCCGCTCGGGCAAGCCCGTCCGTTGCGCGCTCTGCCTTGCTGCTCGCGTTGGTATAGCGATCCAGCCCGGTGGTCGCACCTTGCGCAGTCGAAATGAACCGCCCTTTCGCGTCCCGTGCGCGTCCGGTTGCCGCCGTCAGCCCGTCCGTGGCGCGCTCAGCCTTGCCGCTGGAACTTGTCAGCCGGTCAAGGTCGGCAGAGGCCGATTTGGCGCCGCTGCTGTCTACCTTGATGACAAGCGATGCAGTCTCGGTCACTTCTGCCTCAAGCGGCACGTCCAGCTCCCAGCGCGCGAAGCGCCGGCCGGTCAGGCGGGCATAGGCCTCGAACGAGGCCCAGTCGATCGGCGCCGGGAACTGGCTGATCACCCGGATCAGCGGGGCAAATTCAGTGGGGCACTGCGGCTGCGACCGCAGCAGTGCGGGCTCAGGTGCGCCCGCCTTCATGGCGGCGCGCAGGTGCTCGCGGAGGGTGCGCCCGTCCGGCTGGCGGGCGCTCAGGACTCGCTCTGACTCGATCCAGCGGTCGAGCTGGTCGAGTCGTTCCCGAAAAAACGCTTGGAGTCGGCGGCAAACTTGTCGAGCACCTTGCCGATCTGCGGCGCCTCGCGCAGCCAGGCCGCCACGTTCTCCGGCGTGCAGGGTTCGTCGAACGACCAGGCCGCGACCAGTGCGGTCCACAGCTTGATCTGCGCCTCGCGCTTGGCGGCCGCGATCTTGGCGAGGTCGCCCTGCGCCGCCAGCACCGCCTCGCTGACCTCGGCGACCGCGACGTCGTTGGCCTCCTGGAAGGCGTCGGACCAGACGTGCCGGACCTGCAGCCAGTGCTCGGTGGGCGAGCCGTCAGGGGCGTACAGCGGGAGCCGCACGCCCTCGTTGGCCCGGGCGCGGGTATGGAACAGTTCGAGGCCGGCCATTCGTCAAGCGCTCCGGGAGATGGTGACGGTGGTCTGCGCCGTGCCGTCGTAGCCCGCCGAGTACGTGAAGGTGTTCACGATCGCGTCGGGGCCCGGCACGGCGTCGTCGGCCTGGGTGTAGATGACGTTCGGGAACGTGAACGTGTAAGTATTCGTCCCGTCCGAGAACGTCTGGCTGATCGACGTCGCGGTCTCGTTGAGGAACTTGGCGTAGAGGCCACCAGATTCGCGGTAGGCCGACAGGGTGCCGGTGGCGGTGAAGATGCCGTTCTGGACCTTGAAGGCCGCGCGGTTGTGCAGGGTGAACAGCGGCGCCATGCCGTTGTTCAGGGTGAAGCTGTGCGAGGTGGCGTAGGCCAGCGGAGAGCCGCCCTCCATGATGCTGCCGACGCTCGTCACCATCGGCTCGGTCGTGGTGGCCGTTGCGAACGTGGCGTCCACCGGCACGGTGTACGGCTCCGCTTCGGTGCCGATCACGCCGAAAGTGAACATCACGCGGGCATCGATGTCGGCCGCCACCGACAGGGTGTTGAGCCGGCAGCCCCTGTAGATCACGTCCTCGCCGGTGTCCGTGTGGCGCTTGAGGATCGAGATGGTGCGGACCGTCGAGCCGACCTTGAGCGTGTTCGACGTCCAGTCGGTCTGCTGCATGAAGATAGCGAGCAGGTCGTCGAAGCTGTCGCTGGACAGCTCGGACACGATCTCGCCCTGCGTCGAATAAGTGCCCTGCTTGGCCGGCGGACGCTGGCGCAGCGAGTTGATCTCGGCCGACTCGACCTGGGCGACGTTGCGCGTCAGGCTGGCGGTGTTGAATCGGATGGGCTTGAAGGTAGGCGAGGCCGGCGTGACGCCAGGCGTCGACTCCTCGACGTAGTAGTAGCGGACGGCGGAACCGGATGCGGCCATGTCTTAGACCTCGGGACGGGTGGAGAACGCCGAGTAGCGGACAGACACGCTGACGCGCTGCCAGCCGTCGACGCGGCGGATCTGGGAGACGTCCGCGCGGGTGACGCGGACGCTCTGGGTGGAGTGGGTGAACCGGCGGCCGGCGACGAAGTAGTCGCGCAGCTGGTCGGCGTGTTGCAGCAGCGTGGCGCGCGGATTGCCGCCGGACTCGGGCACGTTGACGTCGATCTGGAACACGCCGACGTGCTCGTCCATGCCACCGGCGCCGAGCGACGCGACGTCAGCGCCGGCGCGCAGGTGGGTCAGCTGCGCCCAGGGGCCGGACGACGGCGGCGCGAATGCAAAGCCCTCGGCGGCAATGCGGCCGGTGAACGCCGGGCCAAGCGCCGCCACCGCGGCCGCCTCG